TATATGTAAAAACAGCTGCTTTACCTGGCAGAAACATTGAAAATGAAGCAGTTAAATATATGGGGATGAATTTTAACATCCCCACTATTGCAACATATCCTGGTTCTGATGCTTTTCAATTAACTTTTTATTGTGATGCAAATTCTTTAATTAGAGAAAGATTCATTGCCGAGTCACGTGCTGTGTTCAACGATGCTACTAGTACTGGTACATACAATACTCCTGATAGAACAAACTATATTGAGCTATTGCAATTAGATAAAAAGCTTAATCCCGTCATGCAATACACATTATTTGGCGCTTCTATCAGAAACGTTGGCGAAATGTCGTATGAAATAGCTGAAGGTACTGGCAGTGTAAAGACTTTTGATGTAACATTTGCTTATCATTTCTTCGAAGAGAAGCGTCCGGGTGAATTTGTTTTGAATAATTTATCTAATGCTTTCCCGAATATTAATGCATTCTTGTCATAACTAATATAAATGGCAGAAGGTATATATTCACCCAGAGAACATTTCTTAAGTAATATAGGTGTCTGGGAACTAGATGTCCCTTTACAGACACAATGGGTGGTTAGGATACTGCCAAAAAGTGATTTATTTGAATTTTTTAATGAAATTTCTAGGTTTTTCTCTATAGATCATTCTCAATTGAGGAATGCAACTAGATTTTCTCATTTTGAAAAATTTTTAGGACCCAGAACCAATCCCAGAGAGGAAGGTCTGGGTCTTTATTTTGCGCAGAGAGTAGAATTGCCCGGTGAATCACTAGACATGGAAACAATAAACATGGATGGTGATAATTGTTTTTTGCAGTCTAGCGTAATCAAAAATAGGTCTTCCGGAAACAAGAGAGAGATTTCTATAAAACTATTGGAAACAAATATAGACATTGTGGACGGACTAATTAAACCGTGGATAATAGCATGCGGATATAGAGGCAATGCAATGATTCCCGGGGTACCTTCTCTTAAGGCTGATATTCAGGTTATTCAATATACAAAAGGTAAAGCAAAACCCGCTAGAAAAATACACAACTTTATAGATTGCACTCCTTTTTCGACAGATGGTTCAGATTTGCAATATGAGAAAGAAGAAATAGTTGCAAAAAACACATCATGGATTTATAATTATTATCATTATCAATTAATATAATGATAAAATCTAATTTCTATACTACTTTATTTTTACCAAGTCTCAAAAAAAATATAAAAATAAAAGAGATTAATAATTATTATTATATTGATATATTGAAATTTATACAAAATAATTCTTTATTTGATTTAGTAAATTATTTTGATCATGTTATATCTGAAAATACTGATTCAGAGATAAAAAATTTATCCAATCTAGATAAATTTTGCATTCTATTAGAAATGAGATCTATTTCTTTAGGAAATATTATTGAATTTTATATCGATAATACACATGTGAAATATAATCTTTTTGATATTTGCAAAAATATACAAAATTTAAATTTAAAAAATGAAACTATATCTATAGGAGATTTAATTTTTGAATTGTCATTGCCTAAAAAATTTATTTTAGATGCCAATGAAGATATTATACAAAAATGTATTTTAAAAATAAATGATCTGGATTGCAATCTGATATCAGAAGATGAAAAAGATGCATTGTATAAGATGATCCCGGCTTCTGTATATACAGATATTAAACAATTTATAATTAATAATACAAATTATATTGAAGAAAAAAACATCTTTAATACTGAATTATTAGATACACTCAAGGATTTTAAAATAAATCCATTTAATAATTCATTAATTGAATTTATCAAAGCCATTTATAATGACAATTTAATGAATTTTTATGAATTGCAATTTAATTTAATCACAAAAATGAATATTTCATATGATCATTTTATGTCAATGACATTTAATGAATCAAGAATGTATGTAGCTATGCAAAATAAAGATACAAAGAAACAAGAAGAAGCTCAAAAGAAATCACAGGGCAATTTGCCACTTTAATAATACATAATTTTTATGGGAATAAATGATATTTTATACAAATTGAATGAAATCAATTTCGATGATACAATTAAGGTATTTGTTCCATCTTTAAACCGTATAGCACCTTTCAAACCATTGTCATTACAACAACAAAAAGAAATTCTTAAGGCCGGTATATCATCAGAATTTTTTAATATACTAGAATTTAATGCAGCATTTAATCAAATTATAGAACAAAATAGTTTAGAAAAAAACATTTATCGTTTAAGTGATAGATCTGTTATAGCTATAGCATTCAGAAATAAATTCACTGCACAACCTTTAGAACTAGATGGTTCTAAAATTGATCTAAAACAATTTGAAAACAAACAAATAAATTTCGATGAAGATGCATTTGGCGAATTTCATCTTGAAGAAGGTCCATTAAAAATTACTTCACAATCACCATTACTTTCATTAGATCAAGCAATTACAAAAATACAGCTGACAAAAATTAAAAATACAGCTAATTTAGATCTTACTAATATTATAGGGGAGATGTATGTATTTGAAATTTTAAAATACATTAAATCAGTGCAAATAAGAGATATAACACAAGATCTAAATCTATTATCGATAGAAGATAGATTAAAAATTATAGAACAATTGCCGGCTTCGATTATAACAAAACTCAATAATCTTATTACAGAAAAATTTAAGAAGCCAGAAGACGATTATTTGACTATAAACGATATCAAACTTACATTAGACGCAAGACTCTTTGTTTAAAGATCACGCCATTAAATAATTATTAATGGCTATAGAAGACATCACACATCGTCTTATATATGAATTAAAATCACTTAATGAAACAAACACATCATTAAGAGATTCAATCAAAGATTATGCCAGGACAACGGCAAATACCATGGCAAATACTGCCGCGGCTATAAAAGCAATCAGTAGTGCTACATCTACATTAGGAAATTTTACTGATATATTTGAATCAGTAAAGCGCATGATTGGTGATATAAAAGATCATTTAATCGGTGATGTGAAAGATAATGAAAAAACTAATGCATTATCTAGTAGAGAAAGAAGCAGATATGTTGTAATTGCTAAAATTTTTGATTCAATTTTAAAGGTCAGTTCTTTTTCAAAATTATTAGAACGTTCTAATCAAATAAATACCAAGCAAGAAGCTGTTGCAACAGAACAAACCACTACAGACTCTGATGAAAAATCATATCAAGTTGCGGCTGTTGTCTTTAATAAGGTGATGAAAGTCTCTCACATCTCTGCACAACTTTCTAATATACATAAAACCATTTTAGATAATGAAATGAAGCGTGCAGAGAGCCAGAAAGATTTAGAGAGAGCCAAGACATTTCAGCCAGAAGATACAAAACAAATAACCAAGATAAATGAACCTAAAAAAACAGAGGTTAAAAAAGAAGAAAAAAGTAATTGGTTAACAAACTTCTTATTATCATTACCTATCATCGGTAATTTATTTCGCGTTGTTAAAGGATTGACAACAATGTTAGTATCTGCTAGCCCAGTGATATCAATACTTTCACATTTTTTATCTAATGAAATAGGCCCATTACAAGGTACGATCGATTTATTTGCGAAATATCAATTAAGAGGTGGTAAAACATCTGCAGAGATAGGAGAGCTAATTTTTGAGAAGGTTAAAACCATTATTCAGTGGCCTATAAAATTTTTAAAAGAAAAATTACCGAACATGTTCGGTAATTTAAAAATACCTTTTGCACAAACAGAAAAATTATTAACGAATGTAGCTGCAGAAGGTGTCGAAGGGTTGGTAAAAACAGGTGCTAAAGGAGGTTTTTTAGCTAAATTATTGGGTGCTGGTAAAACGGGTTTAAAATTCTTATCTAAAATACCAGTACTAGGAGGGCTCATATCGTTATATTTTGCATATGATAGATTTAAGAAGGGTGATTATGTCGGAGGTTTAATTGAAATTGCAAGTGCGGTCGCAACAGGAACTGGTGCCGGCACACCAATATCAATTATATTGGGTATTGTTCAGGCATTGCGTGATATCACCAGGACTCCCGAAGAAGAAAAAAAATTCAAAGCCAGAACAGAAGCTGGTACAGCTATTATAAACGGAATAGGTGATACATTAAGATCAATAGTGGATTGGATAGGTGATAAATTTACGGCATTGTCTGGTTGGTTAAATGATGTTTTTACTAAAGTAAAAGAATTTTTTGGTTTTTCAGAGAAAAAAATTCAAAAAATTAAAATACCTAACACGGCACCAGAGATTGAAAAACTGTATGACGAAAAGATAGCTGAAACCCAAAAGAAAATGGGTAGTGCAGCTATGACAGGTAGCAATGTGTCGATGCAACGATATGCAAATGAAATTGATAATTTGAAAAAGGAAAAAAAAGATGCTCTCAAAAAATTAGAATCTAAAATACCTGAAAATACTACACCTTTGCCAGCAGTAAGTGCGCCAACAACTAGCATCGAAAAACCAAAAAAAGATAATTCTATACAAATAATTAATTCAGGTGATGATACAGAATTAATGTATATACAAAATAATATTTTAGGAAAGCAAACGCAACTATTGCAGATGCTCGTCAAAAACACTGAAAATTCTGAAAAAAATACTAGCATGCCTATCAATACTGGTGATGTGAATATAAAGCAAAACACGTCTATATCTCGCAGATATTATTTGGATAGTTCGGCATCAGTTACAAATTTATTTGGAGGTAAATCATAATTATGGCTGATACACCACCACCAATCACACAAAATCCCTTTTCTGGTAACGTTGGATTAGCTATAGGAGTAGACCCCGTCAAGACTATAGCGTCGCGCGTAAAAGAAGAAGCACTAGCTTCGCGTTCTGCTAATTCACCCACATCAAAACAAGTCAATAACACACAAACACCCAACGCTGATAATTTTCAAAAAAGCAGCATTTCAGAAGACTATAACATTTTAAAAGATTATATATGGAATTTATCAGAAAATAAAACCATTATTATTGATCATGTTCCGAAATTAATAGCTACAGAATATAATATTGAAACATCGCCATTAATACAAAATTTAAAGTCATCATTAACAATAGGATTAGAAGGTGTAAATCAAAGTGCTTCGATATTAAGATCGGCATCTAATACAGTTGTTCCTGGTATGTTGGATTCGCTTAAATCTATTTCAGCGCCAGAGTGGGCTAAGACATATGCAGAAAATGCATCAAATTCTGATGTAATGAAAAATGCAAAAGATTACTTTAGTAATATTAAACAAAAATTAAGCGAAGCTACTAAGGCATCAATGACTAGTGAGATGCAATGGAATAGCTTGAAATTAAAGGAGCTTTATGATCATTTATATACGTTATCTAGGACCGGGAAAAAATTTATTTTTCCTTACTTAGATGATGAATTTTTATCATTATCTAATAGATTTGATGAAGGAAATGAATATCTGCAATTTGATGCCGGTCTTTTTCAGATTGACACGAGTAATGCTAAAAGCAATTTAAAAAAGTTTTCACAATTACCTTCTTTATTATCGCCAGGCGCATATATTCAAATGCCTCAATTTTATAATTTTGATAGCGTAGGTGAACCAAGTGTTACTATATCCTTTCCTCTTTATAATACAAAAAATAGCTATGAAACACAAAAGAATTTAAAATTTGTTAAGCTATTTGGATTAAACAATATGCCTTATAGAAAGGATCTTATTGCTGTCGACCCCACAAGAATTTATGACATAGTTATACCCGGCAAAGTAAATTTACCGTTTTGTTATGTTTCGGACTATATCGTTAATCATTTAGGTACAAAAAGTTTATATGGTGAAGAAATATATCCAGAAGCTTATAGTGTAAAAATCACATTTACTTCTTTGATTAAATTTGACGCAAATATGTATATAGATGCTATGAACATGGCAAGAGTATATATACCACCGCCGGGTAGACAAGTAATTAAAGTAGAAACGCCAACTCAACAATCTGCACCTGCAAATACTTCAAAATCACAACCCCAAAAAATGCGGGAATCATATGACCCCGTAAAAAATGGTGGTGGTACAACGGATGATCCGAATATGCGACAATTTAATCGAAGTGTAAACAATGGGGGATCTACGATAGGTTAGTATGGAACAAATAAAATTATCACATCCAGACGAATATTACGAGAACATTTTCAATATGTATAAAGATACAAATGAAAATGGTGATATGTATTATTTTTATAATATTGGAAAAAAAATTACTTTACCAGATAATATTGATGATGGTGTATTTGATTATTTTAATGTTCCAGACACACTACCATTGACATCCATTAGCTATCAGGTTTACGGTACTATACATTTGTGGTGGTTAATATTATTATGTAATAATATACAAAATTCTCTTAAATTATTAACACCGGGTTCTGTGATTAAAGTTATTAAAAAAGAATATTTAAATACAATTTTAAAATCATTAAAAAATAGAGAATAATATATGGCTATATCAGACTATATTACTAGTAATCAAGATAAATTTGCTTATCAATATAATGGAAATGATTATTTGATGTGTGCAACATTTGTCGCACTTGATGATTCTGGTAAAGCTGTCATGATGAAAGGTAACGCATTTAGATATATTGAAATTATTGATAATATACATCATCCATTTCATACAGCAGAGATTATTGTTAAAAATGATTTGAATTTTTTTGATAAAGAATATACATACTTAGGCAATGGTAGAGATATGGTTATATTGACAATATTGCCGGATTCAAAATATAATGCAGTCGCCCCTTTAACAAATGATGATTTTGTTTTGAAATTTGAATTTATTATTACAGATTGTGTTGATATAAATTATGAAAATTCAATTTGTAAAAGACTAAAATTAGTTGAAGCAAAAGAATATAAATTATCAGAAACATTTTTTAACATTGTAGGTGTACAAAAATCCTTGGGCGGTTTTTCTTATCTTAATACAAATGAAGGTAATGCAAAACCAACAGGGCTTTGGATAAAATCAATTTTGAAAGATGTATGCTCTGAAATGGGTGATGATCTTTTTATAAAGGATGCTGACGGCAAAGAATTTTTCGAACAAGATGGCTCTATTAATATAGATATTACACCTCACGGCGCTATACCAAACATATCTGTATTGAATTATATAATGCAATTTCATATTCATAATGAAAGTCCATGCATATTAAGATATGATAGAATACAAAAGAAATTTTATCTAATATCTTATAAAACATTATTCGAAAATAATGAAGTATTTTGTAAAAATGAACTTCAATTTGGTCGTATTGCAACTCATGAAGAGTTAGATCAAATACAATCAAATGTCGTTTATGACCACTTTTCGAAAATATGGTCTGATTTGGTTTTATTAGGGCAAGGCGGAAACGATTCAAAAATTATTGAATCGTATATAGAACAACCTGACGCATCTTTAATATTGAAATTTTTTGCAAAAGAAAGTGTCACATCTTATTCACGATCACATGGTGCTTTTATGTATAATGCACAAACTTTAACACCCGATTTTATCATTCAAAAATATAAAAAATGTTTCGTTGATCCTTTTAAAACATTATTTAAAAATTATGATTTAAAAGAAAATTTTACACTACCTCAAAATACGGGTCATATGACAAATGCTTGGAAAACGGTTACAGATTCATTACCACCAGAAATGAATGAAAAACAATTTGAAATTAAAAAATTGAATAATCTTTTAAATCTAAATAATACATATATTTACAAATGTAGAGGATCAACATCTAGAAAAGCCGCAACATTTATAGATGTAGTAAAATTTGATAAAAATTTAGATAATGATAAAAATTATGATTTAAATCATTTAGGCAGACATTTAATAACTTGTGTAAAACACATTTTTATTGAAAATAATTATTTCAATAAAATTGAAACAATAAAACCATATAAATTATTGGATGCAAAACCAAACAAACCGATTGAAACAATAACTAATTTATTAAAAAAATCATGATAGTAAAAACAGGATTTCCAGAATATATTGAAGCTATTACTATAGGTGATAGTCCTGATTTTTTGAGAGACAATACAGATCTTTGTGAGTTGCTTGTAGATTTTCCGATTGAAATAAATTTATCATATCTTTGGAAAAAAATTGCAACAGATCCTGATACGATGGGTGCTTCTAGGGAATTCATGAAAAATTTTTTATTAGATGCACCTTCATTAACAACAGAGCATTTGATTTTTTATAGAAATAAAATAAATCAATTACCCACAGATGTAAAAGATACACTTAAGAAAGAGGTTGAAAATACATTTAATAAAATTGGTAATAGACCATCAAACCCAACCAATGAGAGAAAATTTAATCGTGCTCAATCGTTAGATAACGATAAAGACTTTTTGCAAAAAATATCAGATCTCATGAGACAATGCGAGTCCGCATGCAATTATTTCAAAAATTTATCCCATAGAGTTGGTTCACTATATGATTATAGTGCTGTGAATACTATACACAATTCTGCGCCGCAAGATACAGACATAAATTCACCACCGCCAACTGGATTATCTTTAGAAAAATTTAATAAATTGCCGTCTGCTTTAGTTAATGCAACATCAGAAGCATATACTAGTATGAAAGCTTTTATGGATAAAGCACGTTCTAGTATGCATAATTTTGTATCTAATTATAATTTAGAAAAATTAGGAAAAAAAGCGGTCGGGGCTGATGAAAAAGGTGCCATATACATAGGTGCAACCAGCCCTTCTATATTTCAGAGCACAATGGAAGCATATTCAAACGGCGTTGCAAATAATAGAATGATGCTCGGGGATTGTTTTAGAATTGTTGATTACATGTCTAGATATAATCCATTTAATCCAGACATGAATATCGCAAAGCCTATTGATAAAGATATAGGTATAAAAATATTAGAAGCAAATAATGGTGAATATAGAGAAAAAATAGTAAAAGTAAAAGTAAATGGAAATACCGCTAATTTTTATAATGGTCGTAATTTCGAAATGAGAGAAGGTCCTAGTAGTACTGTGAAATTGAATGATGAATCTAAACGTACCAAAACAAAAGGTGTTTATACAAAAGCAGATTTATCAAAATCTGATTTAGAGAATAAAGCAAGAATATCTGCTGCTCTAGACAGATACCTTGATAATTCATTATTAGTGAATAATTTTAATCAATTGCCTGATGACGTTAAAGCCCAAGCAGCAATATACGGTGTCGAAAGTGGTACTAAAGAGGAATGGAAAACCTTCTTCTTAAGAATGGCATATGCAGAATCATCATATAATCCGCAGACGAAATCTCTTGAAACGAGTGGTGAATATTCTGTGGGCATATTTCAGCTTAGTGAAAATAATGGTACTAGTTATGGTGATACAAAAAGAAAATTTACTGAATCTGAATTAAAAGACATTGATTTTAATACAAAAATAGGTGTGAGAGTATGGGAACGGCAATTATTTAATAATAAACCATTTGTAAATAATTCGGGACAAGGCGTAAGTTATTATAATGCAACAACAATGGATAAAATCATAGGTGCAAAAAATATTGGCGCGATTGAGGTTGATAAGAAGTAGTATCTTTAGTCCTCGGTAGTTCATTCATTAGTCAGCTCATGTACATTTTCAATTACAGTAGCATTAATTAATTGTTTCATTAATTCTTCTCTGGTAGATCTTAGTTTTAACCCAACAACAGCATCTAATTCTTTTTGCCTGCTTTTATTGTCCATCTCTTTTATCTTAATAGCAGTGCTGGTTTTCTTATCTGTGATGAGAATGCGATTCAAACTTTCTACAGCAGATGATGTAGCTTTAATTAATTCTGCCAATGCCGTTACTTCTTCAGCATTGGGTGCAGCTTCTACGTAGTCTCTGACTAATGTAACAGATTCAGAAGCCTGTTTAACTAAATTGCCAGTATGTTTTAAAATGAATTCCTCGAGATTTTCTTTTGTTAGGGTATCTTCTACTTGTTCGACTTCTTTCGTCGCTTTAGGAATAGATTTTAGTTGATTTATGAGCGAATCTACAGAGTCTAATGAATCATCTTCTGGCATAAAAATTATTTATTGATAATTTACTAAGCATCACCTATAATTTATATATGATTAAATTCTTAAAGACACATCCAGATGCTGTATTACCAAAGAAAAACAATCCTGATCCTTCTATTGGAGATAGTGGATATGATATGACTGCAGTAGAAGAAACAATTATTCCAGCAAGAGGATCTGCTGTCGTTCCTGTAGGACTAACATTAGCATATCTATCACCAGAATTTTGGGTTCGAATTGAAAGCAGATCTGGACTAGCATTTAAACATAATATTACTGCATTTAATGGTATTATTGATAATCCATATCGCGGTGATTTGGGTGTGAAATTATTCAATCATTCTGATGTTGACTATGTTGTAAAGAAGGGTGATCGCTGTGCACAGTTAGTTATCTATCCATTAGTACATATGACTGCAGACTGGTCTGATTCAGTATCAGAAACAAGTCGCGGTGCTAAGGGATTTGGTTCTTCTGGAAAATAATTATTATGAATTTTGATAATATTTGGGTAGAGAAGTATCGACCCAAGACATTAGATGATATTGTTCTTCCAGTTGATACAAGGAAGGTCATTGAATCATATAAAGCAAAGAAGGAGATCTCAAATCTCCTTCTTATTTCATCTCCAGGTCAAGGAAAGACTACATTAGCTAAGATGATTGTGAATCATATCTTAGAATGTGATTATCTTTATGTAAATGCCTCTGATGAAAATGGCATTGATACTATCAGAACAAAAGTAATTTCATTTGCACAAACCAGATCATTGACTGGTGATATTAAAGTAGTTATATTAGATGAAGCAGATGGCATCTCAGCTGAAGGTCAAAGAGCTTTGCGCAATGTAATGGAAGAATATGCTGCAAATACACGCTTTATTTTAACAGCAAATTATAAACACAAGATCATTCCCGCAGTTCAATCACGTTGTGTTAGCTTGAATTTTAATCATAATATTCAAGATGTTATTAAGCATTGCTTTGGCATCCTTAAAAAAGAAAGTATTGCTGTACCAGAAGAGCAAAAGCCTTTGTTTATCGAATTGGTAAAGCACAATTTTCCTGATTTTAGAAAGATCATTAATGAATTACAAAAAAATTCTACGTCAGGTACTCTATCAATTGTTAATCAGGCAACACAAAATGAATTTGTTAAAGAAGTTTTTGATAAGATCAAGGAAAATCCGTTTGAATGCAGAAAGTTTTACATTCAAAATGAAAGCACCTTTCAGTCTGATTACCACAACCTAATGAAAAATATGGTTCAGTATGTTTACTCTTGGCAGAATGAACCAAAGAAAGCAGAAACCATCTTAGTAATTACAGAATACATGTATAGACATGCATTTGTTGTTGATCAAGAGATCAATTTCTTTGCATTAATATTGCAAATAGCAAAATTATAATTCTTGAAAGCTCTTAAGATACCTGGCAGTAGTTGGTTGCTGTGCAGGTATCTTAATATTTTGAGTAGGTAATTTATGTTCGATGCTTGTAAGTTTACCTTCTCCCTTGTCTGATTTAAAAGATTCTGTTTCTTTAACAGAATATTCAAGTGGTTTGATTTGTGTGCCATTCGGCCTTACCAAAGAAGAGTCAAAAGCAGGATAATTAATTCCATCTGTTTCCATTTGTTCAACACAACAAGCAGGAATCTTTGTATAATGCGTATATCTTCCGCCACCATTATCCAAAGCAATATCTAAAGTAACATCACCTGTCATAGTATCAGGATTTCCCGGATATCTTGGTGAGTTATTATCTACAATACCAACTACACGAAGATGCAATTTGGATGATTCCATCTCGTCAAGCAATTGTTTGATATTAGTTCCGAGCATTTTGTAAGCTTCGTTGGTTTTAAAATTTTTAGCAAATTTAACATAGTCACCAACTAAAAATCCACCACGGGAATATCGGGTCAAGGCTGCTTCAAAAATAGCATGAAACTTCTTCTTCATGCTATTATTTACTTAATTGTTAAATATTTTTATGGCGTCAATTAAAATAAGTGGATTACCTGAACCACGGGTTCAAAACAAGACATTTACTTATTCTGATTTGCGTTTGGATTTACAAAAAAAATACCTCATTAAAGATAACTTAAGACAAATCCCTGAAATAAATGATCTGATGTTGGATTACGATTTAAACGCCATTAAAAATTCTATAAGAAATATTTTTAATACTGTACCGGGCGAGAAAATCTTAAATCCGACATTCGGATTAAATCTTAAACAATTTTTATTTGATCCATTAAGTGATTTAAGAGCCATGGATATAGCTGGTCTCATTAGATCAAAATTAACTTTTTTTGAACCACGAATTTCACTGATTAATGTCAATGTATATCCAATGTATGACACATCAGAATACAACATAGAAATTATCTTTTCAATACCAGGATTAAATGCACCACCATTCTCTATGGCCGGTGCATTAAATAGTATTGGTTATACAAACTACTAATTATGGCGATATCAAATTTTACAGAATTTAATTTACCTAGAAATGCTTATGCTGCATTCGATGCTGTCAGCATGAAGCAATTAATTATAAATCGATTAAAGGCTTCTGAAAAATTTCAAGATATTGATTTTGAAGGTAGTAATATCTCAGCGTTAGTAGACATGGTCGCTTACATGTATCATGTATTAATGTTTTATCTTAATCAAACATCTTCTGAATCAACATTTTCACAATCAGAATTGTTTGAAAATATAAACAAAATTGTTTCTTTGATAGGATATAAACCCCACGGATACCATACATCATCTGTTACAATCAGTGAATTTAATGTAAGTGAACAAATACCCGCGGGTCCTTATTTAATACCCAGATTTACTTCAATAAATGTAGACGGATCAACTTATGTATTCACAGAAGATATTTTCTTTGAAAAAATTTCAAATGGTTCAGAGAACATAGAATCTGTGATAAACAATAGTGTTTTATATCAAGGTGACGTGAAAGAATACCCAACCTCATTGGCTTTGGGAGAAGCATTCGAATTAAAAGTCATTGCGATACAAGATTTAATTAATAATACAACCATTATTGATAATAATAATATATTCGTTTTCGTCAGAGATGTATATACTGAAAAATGGGTTGAATGGAAAGAGGTTGATACATTATATGATCAAGAACCTACCTCTAGAGTGTTTGAAAAGAGATTTAACGAAAATTTAAATTACGAATTGAAATTTGGAAATAATATAAATGGGAAACAATTAAATCTAGGTGATCAAGTTGCTATCTATTATTTACAGAGTAGAGGATCAGCAGGTAAAATAGGATCTAATCTTTTAACTGGTAGATCTCTGACACTCTATAACACCAATAGATGGAGTGAAATTTATCAAGATATTAAATTTTCATCATCTCAAGAAATAAATGCAAATCAAATTTCATATATTACACTAAACAATCAAAATGCATCTACTGATTTTAAACCATTTGAGACAACAGATCAAATTAAAAAGAATGCACCATTAATGTTCATGTCTCAAAATCGATGTGTTACTGTAGGTGATTTTGAATCCAAAATATCAGCTAAATTTTCGAATATAATAGAAGATACAAAGGTAGTTAACAATCAAAGTTATACTAAAGAATTTTTAAAATATTTTTATGACATAGGTTTAGAAAGGCCTAATCAAGAAGAGAGAGTATTGATGAATCAAGTATTATTTTCTGATAGTTGCGATTTCAATAATGTGTATTGTTTTGTTGTACCTAAATTCGGTGCTATCCTAAATGAAGAAACACCACAAACATTACCCATTTCTCAAAAACAATCTATTGTTGAATCATTTGCAAATACAAAATTAATTAATCAGAATGTAGTAGTATGCGATCCCATATATAATGCATTTGATATTGGATTACCCTTTCCAGAAGAAACAGACTCAGAAACAGTAAGAAGTGAAACATACCTGAGGATATATCGCGAAACTGGATACAACACATCTAAAGAATTAATAAAAAGTAGTGTCTTATCTAAGATAGAGCAATTTTTTAATTTATCAAATAATAAATTAGGTGGTATTTTAAATTTTGCACAACTATCACAAGATATTTTAAATATTCCTGGTATAGCAAAAATAGAAACATTTAGAAATAATCCCGGTAATGAATTTTCAGTTTCTAGAATCAATGTTATAACATGGAATCCGCTTTATCCAGATTCTACATTAGAATCAACATCACAAAATTATGCATTGAAATATTTTCAATTTCCATTCTTTTATCAAATAAGCAATTTAATTAATAAAATTGAAGTCATTTAATGAATACCTCTGACTACAGATTTTTATATTTTGATGTATTGGACTATACCAATAGTCATACTACATCCGGGTATACGTTACCAATTACACCATTTACTTTTATACCAAAATTTGATTCGGGTGATGATAAAAGTGTATCAAACACAAGAATTTTATGGGATTTTGGTGATGGAACTACAAGCAGAGATATTACAGCTAGTCACTATTATAAAATACCCGGTACATATAGTGTAAAGTGTTATTTTTATGGTGCTAGTGGGATTGGTTATGAGTCATCTTTTTGTCAAAATATTCTGGTAAAGGATTATATATCTGATACTCTTGTATTATCAGCTAAAAATAATGCAATAATAAGAGCTTCGCATTACGAAAATCCATTTATTTTAACTAGATTCAATAGTTGGCAAACATATAACACACTTTCAAGCCAAGGTGCATGCATTACATTACATGTATCTGGTAATTCAGCTCCTCTATTAGATATTGATAGTTATCAAAATGATAAGTATGCACATTTAAAATCAAGTTCTAGATTTGTTGTTATAGAATTTAACGAATTATTATCTTCATATGACGCAATACCAGTAAATGAAATTTTTACAAAAAACAATAATGAAATTTATGTAAAATTAGATTCGAATAAAAATATTGTCTTTTGTAATTCATCTGATTCTGGATCAGTGATAGCAGGTACTTCTGGCCAAAGAACAATTTATTATACTGATGATTATTCAAAACCACCACAAGGCAGTGTTATCCCGCAAACATTAATAACTGCATCATTTAATTTCAAAAATTTTTATGATACTGATAGTGTAAAATATAACATTAATAGCGATTATACTGTTTTAAATAGTTTGTATTCAGTGTCATATGCACCTAGGATATATCCACAGGATAAATTAGGCTGTGTAAAGTTCTCAACTAATGGTATCGATTCAGAAGGAAATTTTAATACATCAACATTTAATATAGGTAAAAATAAATTTGTTGGACAAAAAATTCCTTTCATTGCAAAATTAAAAGATGAAGATAATTTCTCTTCAAAGTCGTGGCCAAAATTTACTTTAAAGAAAGAAGATGAACGTTTATCACAAAATTCAATCAAATTTTATTTAAAAGACACAAATACTAATACGATTATACCCTCGGCTTTTGATATATATGAAGATTATGATGAATTTAACACATATGACAAATTAGGATTTTTTAAAGGATATATAATTCCTAAAATACCAATAAAAAATGCTACTATTTGTTGTGATTTTGCTACAACTAGTGAATCATTTTATATTGCAAATACGGAACATGTAATTGTTACTAATCCACAATCTACTTATCTATTTAAATTTGACTTAGCATACAATATAATTGATAATTTACTTATTGAGGAAAATGTAACTAAAACATTATTTGATACTTCTAGCTTATCTGGAATGTATGCTTCTATAATTGTACCACGATATGAATCTAATAGTATAGAATATAATTATTGGGCAATTGATTCTGATCAAGACTTAGTGGCAAAAATTGATATTGAAAACAATATCGTAACAACAATAAATTTATCATCAGGTTCATCACCTAGTTTTTTAGCAGCTGATGGTAACGGTGATATCTGGGTGACACTATATGATAGTGTTAGTGTTTGCAAATTAAGTAGCAATGGTGATATTTTATTTTTTACTGCTCCTGACTTAATAAATCAGGACTATAGCAGTAATACATTTTACACATCACAAAGTGGTGCAGCTGGTTCCAATTCTATACTACCTGCTATAGTAGATATAGACACAAATAACAATGCTTGGGTCGCTTATAATTATACATTATCGTCATTTATTTGTGTATATGATACCAATGGAAATCTTAAAACTAGAATCAATATTGATTATCCCTTTATAGCAAATGGTATTATTTGCACTAGCAAAGAGATTTCATGGGTTCTATTAAAGAATTTAAACAATATTGGATTTGATTCACTATTAAAAATAAATCAAACAAATTATCAAAAATCTATATACAACTTTGATTATAAGTTATGGGATTTTACTAATGATATTGAAGGTAATCTTTGGTTTACAGCGAATACAAACCAAATAGTAAAATTTGATACTACTTTTAGTGAAATTACATTATTCACAACCTTAACATCTGTTTCCGGTCAATCAATAGATTGTAATTTTAACGGTATAGCTACTACAACACAAAGAGATTTGTTAGTATTTGATAATATAGATCGTGAAATTAAAGTTTTGGAGATTGATGATATTACAGGTAGCCCTGAAACCAATTTAAAGCGAATTAAGCTAGATGGAGTATCTACAACTGGATTTTATCAAAATTTTATAAATTCGAAGGGCGATGCAACAGGGTTTAGATATTCAGAAAAATATTTGAATGGTCCTGTATTTTTTACAAAAATTGGGTGTTGTAGCAATCAGTTTGATATATATCCAACTGCTGGCGAATATGATATCGCAAAATTAAATGAAAATTTTGATATGCATGCACAATTGAAAAATTTTGCATTCCAAGAAACATTGAGAGACAGCACAACTCTTATTGATGATTTCTTTAAGAGTATATTAGGAACAACTGACGAAGATCCAAAGCAACTTGGCAAAAAAATATATGAAAAAATAGCAAATTTTGTTGATAACAATGTGTTTATAGATACATGCAATGTAGAAAAATTAAATGCATTACACAAAATGCTAAATGAAAATCTTTATATATTCAATACATATAATTTTCCTTCAAATATAACCCGTCTATTAGATTTGTTTTCTATAAAATTATCAAAATTAAAGGGATTTAGAAATCAATTTAATGAAAATTTTGATACTAAAGGATATAGCAATGATAATGATATATACGGAAAAAATTTAGGCGATGAATTAAATTTTCTGACCACAACATTGACAGCAGGAATTGATAGATCTATTATTGCATATGAAAGATTTTCCAAAAATTATACAATTTGCAATACAAATGTATTAACTGCGAATTACATTGATCCAGTTCAAAAAATATATGCACTTTCTTCGTATTCACCTTTATGGGGATGGTCATTAGTATTGCCTGACCAATATAGCCCAGCTGATATAACAAAATATTACACATTTTATGACTCTATATCATCACCTTCATTGGAACAAATAGAAGGTATAATTAACTGGAGTGATAAATTTACTACCATATCAGAAACAGTTTCATCATATTCTGACTGGTGGAACATAGCAGAAAATGTTATTACCAGAGAATTGATGTTGGGGTTAGAATTATTGTCTTCAAATTCTTAAAGTGCTCTAAATATTTTTGTGTCCACGGGTTTATTAGAATATTTGCCATTGCCTAGAAATTCTATTACTTCAAATAGAATTAATGACCCACTAGCAAAAGATTTTAGGGAAGTATTCTCTTTCTATGATTTTTTACAAAATCAAGAAACACGCCTAACACCACAACAATATAATGCAGCTTATAAAAATTATCTGAATGTGTGGTCAGATGTCAAAAAAAGTAGCGAATCTGAAAAAGTTCAATTAATAAAAGATAGATATGTTGAATTATTGAAAGATATAAGTTTGAATTATCTTTCTTTTGAAGAAAAGCGATTTTTAAAATTAGCAGATTTTAATGATCCACAAGACTTAGATATTATATTACCACTCTATTCTAAAAAGATAATTGATATATGCAAGTATCATACAGAAAAAAGAGAAAAAACAAAACATGCTACCAGTAAAAATCAAGAAAGAGGAACAAAAAATTCCATTGAACATGCTATTCATGATTCTTTGACTGACTATGTTTTTGTAGGCGATGATAATAATTTAAATTATAATTTTCCGAAATTAAATGTAGATGAAATAATCCGCACATTAGATATTGAAATTGAAGAATTGATAGATGTTTATACAACCTATCTAGATAATGATCCTAATTTAGGGTATGAAAATTACGATACAAAAAATGAGCTAAGAAAGGAATTATTTACTTCTAATTCAAATGATATTGATGGTAATTTATTTTTAGATTTTGATGCTGCTACTAGAAAATATATATTTGATATACTATCTATTTTCTTAAAAGAAACAGGTCGTGTATTTTCAATTAATTATGACATTACAAAGGTCTATTTAAATTGTAAATCAGGTGATAAACTATATGATTTAATAACAAAATACAAAGACTATGCTGAAAACATTTTAGGGTTAAAAACTGAATTAATAAAAAAATTTATTGGAACTGATTTTTATTATATAAAAACTGGTGATTCTATAAGCGATATTACATCAGGAAAATTATTCGAAGCATATAATCCATCAGGTAATCTTTTAAACAGACATTTTCCAAGCACAGCTTCTATCGAAGAAGATTCTCAATTAATTACCTTGAGAAAATTGGGCTTATTTTTTAGACCAGAGAAAACAGGGTTGTTATATTTTTCAGTTCCAAAAAATAATTATCAAATTGATTATTCTAAATTAGAACCCAATAAACTTTATATATACCCAGATCCTAATAGATATGGAAATACAGCCGGATTAACAAATAATTATTATAGTGATTATCCACTAATACATACTCAAGATTATACACCTGTCATAAAGAATGTATCAAACGGATTTGCAAATGGTGATATTTTTTCAAATCCAACCGAGCAAAATTTCTTCGGTTATATCGCTAAAAATCAATTAGCTAATTCAAAAGTAATTAATAAGAAGGGATTGGAGTTAAATTTTCTTTCATTATCAAATAAAGGATCCATATCAAGATGGAACAGTGATATTTTCGGAAATCAATTTGCATTATTCGAACCGACAAAATTCAAATCATATACAGACAAAAGATCTTCATTAAATGAAAATCTCACAACATATAATGTATATGATGGCGGAGTTATGTTATTTGATGATGATACACAGTTATCCGTATTATGTTCATCAGATAAAGCAGGATGGCCTGGATTCATATTTTCATCGAGATATTACTATAACATACTTTTAGAGGGTGGTATAGGAGGCATTGTAAATGGTGCAATGATTAGACCCATAAAAGCACCTAGACTTTATGATGGGTTATTATTCACAACACCAGCTTCTGCTACATATACGTATGATATATGTTTAACAGCATCGGGATGGACTGGTTATGACCTGTTAATAGATTGTGGTTTTTATACAGACACAATATCTTATGAAGCATCATTTTCTTTTGGGTATATATTATCTTCTATACAATATAAAGAACTAGACGGTGGTAGTATCATTCAAGATGAAGTATATAGTGATTTTGATAGTACAAAAAATATTTTTTTAAAAGAATTGCAAAATGATAGATATACAAAAACAACTAATGCTATATCTATCACAGGCAAAGAAATTTATGTAAGAAACATAAAAGATAATACAGTATCTAATATAAGAGATTCATTTTCTGATATATTGAAAAAATATAATTATCACACAACACTTTCTTCTGAATTAATTTATAATATAGAAGATTTTAATGTATATACTGATATTTTATATATACGTACTAGCAATTATGCTATATTTGAAAAATATAAATTTGACGGATCATTTAATCCAGCTAACACACCTTCAAGTATATTAAGTGGAAATTTATCAGAACCGTTTTTCTTTGAAGATAAAAATTATTCTTTAATTTGTACATTAGAAATATCAGGTTCAAATATATTATCCAGTAATATAATACCAAATTTTTATAAAATAAATTATAGCAATACGCAAATAGAAAAAATAGATTACGTTTTAATCGATGGTTTATCTGCTGACATATTTACAAATCCGTTACCAGTAGTTTATACTAGAGTATCAAAACCAATTTTGACATATAATAGCAGAAATAAAATCTATGCTATAGCATCTACACTATTTGATAACAATAATATACCATATATCTATCAAATATTTTTTAAATTTGATAATATAACCATTAATATTTTAAATACAAATTTAATTTGTTTGATGAGAGAAAAATCATATAAAACCATTGACATATTAAATGATGAGCACGATGTTCTATTCAATTTCAATCGTTTAAATAGTGCTTGCAAAATAATAAAAAATACTAGTGAAAGGAGTTTAGAATTCTATGAATAGAAATTCTTATAATATAACAACACATTTAAATGGTTTGTCTGGTATAGAAACACTAGATACAAAAGTTTTTAATTCACACGAAATAGAATTTAAATTTAATTTTATTTCATATCCAAATGTAGATTTAGTAAAAATGAAAATTACTTTTGATCAAAAAATTAGGGTATTTGAATTTAATGAGATATTAAGTAATTTTATTTTAAAAAAAGAAACACCATACGAAATTGAAAAGAGAGATATTGCAACTATAAAATTATTTTATAGTAATTTTAAAACATACGAATATCAATTTCCTATGATTTTTATACCTCCCTCAATTTTAGAAGATTTTGACGGTTCCATTATTCAGAATGCTCAATTTTTGGATACTATTGAAAATGATGATTTATTTTTTGTTATGAAGAATAGCAAAAATCAATATTTTAATTTTAGATCAGGTTCAAATGTTGTTTCTTATAGAAAAGCTTTAGAGCAACAAACAATACCGCCAACGCCAATAATCAGTGCTACACTATCTACTAATACAGGTTTTGTATCAGCAGACTTATTGACTGAATTCAATGAATACATTGAAGTGAATACTTAACATAAATAGAAATATGAGTTTATCTTCTGTAGAAATTAAAAGTTTGCCGATAACAGATGAAATTTTAGATTCAGATCTTATTATCGTTGAAAAACAAAATTATACAGCAGCTGCCCCCGGCGGATTAATTAAAAATTACTTTATAAACGAAATAAATGAAGTAATAACAGCCAATACATACTCAGCTGATGAAGTTACATTAACATTATCAGCTGGTGAATTTAAAGTAAAAGATGGTGGTATTGGTTTGGATCAATTATCACCAGACGTAGTAGCTCAATTGGGCAGTGGTACCAGCAATGCATTGTCAGGAGTATTAGCAACTTATACAACACCAGTAACATCATCTGGCAAATTTTTAGAAATAAATATTGACATAGGTGGTGGTACACTTAGGAAGTATGGTATTAGATTATATGAATTACCATAAGTAATTTTTTCTTCTAACCATTAAATACTTGTGTGCGCATTTTTCATCAAAATGAAATATTAGAACCTCTTTTTACCAAATATGTCGGTGACGATGATTTGGCATTTAAAACCAGAAAAATTACATCACAAGACGGTTTTTATTTTCATGATGAGCATTATCTCAAAAATGTAAAAGATCAAAGCATTAATAATTATTCAAATTTTATATTAACAAATAATATAAAAAACGATGATGTTTTTGAATTAAAAAATATAAAATATAATTCACCAGTTACTTTTTGTTCATCAATAAAATTTAGTAATGAAAAATATTTAAAGATAAATGTAGCTACACAAAAACCAGAATTTGATACAAAAAATGATAGATATACATCATTTGAAATTTTTCTTTTATCAGAAAATCTTTGTCAAATTTATTTCGTAGATGGATTTGATATATACTATCTTAGCTACGAATCAGGTAATTTTACTTTTTCTAAAAAATACAATTTTGGGAATTCCATATTTCAATATATAAAAAATAAAAATGTATTTTATTTTCTAAAGAAAATTTCTAACAATCTAAAAACATTATCTATTAGAAATGATCAATTTGTGTTTTCTGATGATGTATATTCATCGAATCCAGCTACATTAAATTTTTATTTGCAAGATTTTAACTTCAATGCAAACACTTCGTGGGCTTCTTATGAGAAAATCAATAAGAATAAATTATCTGTAAATCCAGAAAATTCAATTTTAGATTGTTCAAACAATATTTTAATATATAACAATTATACCTATATATCTGGATCAGAAATTGAAGCCAATTTTTTAACATTGAAAAATCAACACAGTGTTAAAAATTATAGCTATCGAGCAGACAATTTAAATAATACAAATCCCAACATACCAAATATTGAATTGAGAAATTATAATTCATTAGATACTGGATTAAATCAAGAATTAGGATTTGATTCAATCGTATTATCATACGATACGTATAATAGTGACTATATTTTTAAGGCAGACAGATATACACAATTTCAAATGCCAGATAGTTCATATCCATTTGAACAACTCAACATTAATGATTCATTATTATTCAGAAATGGTGCTATAGCTGGTGATACACCTTATCATTCAGACAAGGTATTTTTCAAAGATATTAGAACTGGTGTTTCAAATGCAAAGTATTTGTGTACTTGGTTATCTGGTGATGAAAGAAGGGCTGTTTGGGTTGATAGATACTATTATCCAGAAAAAACACCATTCGCATCTTCATTATCGACCACGCCTGATTTGGCGTTTTTGGATAAAATTGAAGAATATTTAAATACCACCTTAGCACCATCTGCTTATTATGATAATTTTATTTGGCAAACATCTATAGGGGAAGAATTAGATTCTACACCACAAAAAATAAAAGATGCTATTTGGGGTGAAGTATTTTTTGATAAAATAAGTGATGTTATTTTAGCCCCCAATCAGGAATATGTTTATCATCGACTTGGTGAAAAATATGCAGATCAAATATTAAACGCATTATCTGCTTCTTTATTATCAGATGGATTATTACCAATTAGGCGTTACGATGGGTTTGAATTTATTTTTGATCAAGCATCTGGTGATATAACATATGAATTCACTGGAAATGAATACTCTCTTATAGACAATTACAGAAAAATTAATAATACTAATGAATTTACATTATCATTTTCAATGAATTCTAATAATTGGGAATCGGGGTTCGGGCATGAAATCATGGGATCATTTAATGATCGCGGATTTGGCGTATTTTCGGACGAAAAAATAACGCCTTTTATTATGGTTCAAGAGGGCAGAATGGTCGAAATCTATAATACATCGTTTCAAAAAATAGATTCTGTTTACTTATCACAAGACGAACTCGATGTTCAAGTTTTGTCGTCTCAAACTAATAATGACAATATATCAGTAACAACAACATATTACCTAACTTCATTCCTAATAAAAGATTTGATTAGAACAGATCATTTAAATTTCTTCTCCCCTACTATACGAAATTATAACAATGTTACAACATATAGAAATGATGCTATTATTAATAGAAGGGAATGCGGCATCCTTTATACAAATGAAGACGAAATATCTAGAATACTATCGCCCAATAATGTATTTGGATTTGATAATACGGAAATTACAAAAATTCAAATTGAGCAATGTAAATTCAAAACACGCAAATCAAAATAATATATGACATTACCTTATACATCAAAGTTTTATTCAAATGGTGCTATTTTCGATTCCTTCGGTTCATTAGATAAAACCTATTTGTCATATTATGTTGAAGGAGATATACTATATTATTTGTATGAAAACAATGAATGTTATGGTATTGATTTGAGAACAGAAGAAATTTCATCTATAGAAATTTTAGCACCAACTGAAATTTTAGAAGGTGATATAGTTGCATCATTATCATGCAGTACTATAGTAGCAAAAAATGGGTCAGTATATGGATTTGATGGATATCACGCCAAACTCTTCCGGGATGAATATGTGCTTTATAAGAAAGGAAATTCAGAATTGTGGAGAGAGAGCTTAAATCACTCTACTAAGGATTTACTTTTATCATCCACTTCTCAGATTAGAGATTTTATTATTGATGATGATGATAATTTTTACGTTATACATACAAATGCAAAAATTTCCAAATTCAATAAGTATAGGGAAAATATATTCACATTATCAAATACACAATCTGCTCTTAGCTCAGCTATAGAAAATGCCGAATTTATAAAATTAGATTTGATTAGAGAGTATGATGAAAATGGGCTGTCTTTTTATCCAGTCTTATTGGGAAATAATGCCGATGGCAGGCATTTCTTAGCTAAAATAAATGAAGCTAATTTATCTTTTGAAAACGTAACATTAATCGATACACATGGCACATATCAAAAAGAAGGTGCACCCAGAAGAATAAATTATAATCTTTCGAATTATGATTATTTAAAACATCGCTTCAAACAAAAAAATATAATCAATTTCAAAACACGTCTTAAAAATATATACAATAATAAAAATATATTAGATTTAGAAATACCTGTTGATATTAGTCAATTTAAAAACGGAGAACATCATTTCGTATTCAGACTTAACACAAAACACGGAAAGATTGATTTATTTGTAGACGGTACACTGTCTTCAAGTATAAATTTTCCTAAAGCTGATTTTACATTCCAGGATATCACACAAGATTCATTTGTGGTAGGTACAACATACTTTTATAATAATATAACATTACCACAACATTTAAAACAAACTAAGCATTATATGCTTAATAATTGCTCTATTAAAAATTTTAAATTATATGATAAAGCAATTTCAAATGATGAAATTAAATTTTTATTAATTAAATCACAAGGCGATTCAGATTTAATTACATCATTGCCCACAGGGCATCGTAATGAAATAGAGCAAGTAGAACGCATATTCACAGTTAATACGCCAGGCAACAAAAGTAATAAAGTAAATATTGTCATTAAAAATAGCAACATCAATAATTCTGCAATCAAAGAAAATGTAAAAAATATTATTCTTGAAAAGATTAATAAAATTTTACCTGTTGGTGTTACTGTAAATGATGTAGTGTTCAAAAACACAGACATTAAATAAAATTAATGGATCTTTATCAGATAAAATACGGATATACGGAGGGCGATGATTTATTTCTCGATAGAAGAAATTACAAAGGATTTTATAACGTATACAATGATGGATCCGTATATACTGGTCAATATAGGGATGCTAATTCAAAATTATTAGAATCTAATGATAATTATTCAGGTGATTTAATAACATCAAATTTCTTTAGTGATAGAACATTATTGAATGAATATAAATTACCACACGGTAAAAATGATGTTAGATTCGACACTAATGAATTGGTGAATTGTGCTACTATTAATACCAAATTAAATTATATACAAGAAAATTTAATTTACATTTACTCTCGATTATTTTTCGGCAGTACAGATGTGCCATATCAATATAAAAAAGTTGCTGCTATAGAAAAAAATAGCACTATTTTTACGTGGCATACTGCCAGAAATGGTACAGATTCTGTACCATTCAGCTTCTCATATCAACCATTTTTATCTACTAATACATTATCAGGATTTGCAGAAATGGATAAACTTAAAAAGTTTATTGTTCTGCCGCAAAACAAAACAAATAATACATCTATATTAGCAATCACTGACACCCATTTAATTGGTTTAACGTCGAATCAGACATTTACTAATATAGATATTGTACTATATGAAAATGTTATTGATAATAATTCTTTTGAAAGGTGTCAAAATTTAGAAGACCTTACTTTTGATGGAAAATATCTGTTTGTAACAGATTCACAAATCAATAGCGGCGGTCAAGTTTTTAAATATGACATACTTTCATATTTTACGGGTGATCGTGCTTATGAATATAAGAGATTTTTAATTAAGCCCATTGGCGGGCTTGGTCAATCAAAAAATAAAAATAAATTTAATGGTTGTGATATAATTGGATCCAAACCAGGCTTTGTTTTTGTAAATGATTCTAAGAACAAAGTGATAAAGGTATATGATTCTAATTTTGTATACAAGAAAACATTGAAATACAAAATAAATTATATCGTAAAAGATATTAAATGGAGGCAGTTAAATGACTCTGTTTATGTGTTATTCAATATTGGTGATCAACGACATTTATTAAGAGAGTATAAAAACGATTTCACATACATAGATTATATTTTTGAGGATTCATTATATAAAGAAACTGACTTTGAATTTAAGAGAGTGTGTTTTTCAGAAACAGATTCGAATGTATTTTATCTTGTAACTAATACAAATGTTTATAAGAAATTCTTTTCAAATCCAGAAAAAACATTTGCAACTTTTACTAGATCAAAATATGGGCAAGATCCAAATTTTGCATGGAAATTTCAAACAACCAAATGGAGTCAACAAAAAATAAAATGGTCGTTCGGTGCTGAAAAGAAACGATTTAATTTATCTGATATAGATATATTAAATCTCGAAGATGGAAGAGACACTCTTTTCGTATTGGCAGAAAGTCAAATTTTGCAATTTAAAGAAAAAACACTTTATAATACTGTATTAAAAAACACAAAAATACCATATTTTAAAACTAAAGATGTTTTATTGACAATATCAGAAAATGTTCAAGCTTTGGTCTTTAATAAAGAATTATTTAAAATTTATTCAAATATTATTAAATTAAAGAATAATTTAAAAGGTAGATTTTATTACAAGTATGACAAATATGGTGATCTGAATTATAACAATTACATATCGTTATTAGATGAGGAAATACATCGTCTAAATGTTGAAATTAATTTTGATACTAGAATCAATGATAATGAATTAGTTGTACCACAAGTATTGAATAGAATATTTGAAAAAATTATTGATTTAGAAAATGCATTATTCGAAATGACAGAACCATATATACCTAATTTTAGGAATTTACCTACGATAGACAATGTTGTATACATTGACTAAATAGTATCATGCCGCAGAATTTAACGGATCAAAATATTGATGAAACTTTTGCAGGATTGTTGCATGCACAAGGTACACAACTGCCTACTGCAAATCAAGTTGATTTATATGATGGTGTTGGAAATAAATCCTCTCTTAAGATAGGCCGTGTAAATAATGGCGCAACAGTATATGGTGGTGCTAATGAATCGGGATTTACTGTTTTTGGTGATATATCTGCTACCGGTAGAACAACAACAGGTCACATGGAAGCCTTATCAGGATCTACATCACCAAATATTCCAAAAGCATTTGTGACTTTTTTTGGTAATGATGGCACAGTAGTGACAAAATATGGTGTCGATAGTATTACTAAAGCATCTGCTGGTAGATATAAAGTGAATTTATCTCCAGATACTACTGCTTTATTGGATGCTGCTACTGGTGACAGTTATCATATACAAGCATCTATGACAATAGATGACGCAGAATTTGTCGGTGGTACTTTAAAAATATACAACATAGTGGCTAATAGTAATTCTACTAATGAAGAAGTGGATATTAGATGCATAAAATTGGATAGTGGTACTACTAATTACTTTGACCCGAGGCACGTTCATATAACAATTTATAAAGCTTAAACTTATGATCGATCGTAGAATAGCAAAAATCAAATTAAGAAGAGGATCTGAAGCAGAAAGATCATTAGTGACCTTTGACGAAGGGGAGCTTGTTTATACGACAGATACGAAACGTGTTTATATCGGGGATGGCAATACTGTAGGTGGTACTAGTGTAAGTAATAAAATTACCATAGATAATGATTTTCCTGCTACCGGTAGACCAACTGATATATTTTTCAGTACATCACAGGATAAGGGTTATATTTACGATGGCACTACATGGCAATTGCTCGGAGGTGACGTAGACAATATTACTATTGATTATAATGCTAATGGGTGGTATAAATTAAAAGATGGTGGAATTCAGAGAGAGCATATAGGTTCAGACGTTTATAGATTAGATGGCGGATTAAGTTCATTATCTACAGAAGGAATTTTTATTAATTTCGATCCAGCTGATTTCGAAGTAGTAGGTGGTGTTTTCAAATTATTGCCTAATACAAGTATTACTGTACATCCATCTGGTGCAATTTTAAATACAATTTCAGGATTATCAGCAAATATAGATAATGACACGTTAAAGATATCAGATAATAAAATTACATTACAAAATGTATATAACAATCAAATAGTAGGCGGTATAACACCAAATAAAGTAACCACCACATTCGTAAATTCAGCATCAGGACTTTCAATTGATACAAATGGTGTTGCAATTAAAACAAATTTTAATCAATTAAATTTCGATGTCGATGGGAAATTGCAATTAAATACAACATCATTATCTTCACAAAAGAGCAATAATGGATATCAGGTCATGCAAAATGATTTTGTTATGCAGTGGGGAAGAACCGCAGGATTATCTGCTAATAAATTCATCACTATTGTATTTCCATTGACATCATGGGCTGTTTGTTACAATGTTCAAACTACCATAGGCTATAATAGTTTCATCAATAATAATTTTGTTCCTATTATAAAAAATATAACACTCTCTTCCTTTGATGTTGCATTAGATTATTCAGCTTCGGCACCAGTCACTACAGAAACTGCTACCATATATTGGACTGCATTGGGATACATTTAATAAAACCTAAATAATAATATGGGTGAAAAAGTAGATGCAATTATACAAGTAAAAAGAGGTACTGAGCCGCAACGTTTAGGTGTTCAATTTAGAGAAGGCGAATTGGCATATTCTACAGATGTAAAAAGATTATATATTGGAGATGGTACTACATTAGGAGGAATCGCCGCAAGTTCTAAATTATATTATGGCAATCCTTCGGGTTTAGGTACTACTATATTGGGATTAGTTCCTGGTGATTATTTCTTAGATACAACAGCTTCTATTTCCCCTAAATTATATGCATTAACAGGCACAAATATAGGAAATTTATCATCTTATGTAATAGTATGTGATAATGCCCCTGCTTTTTCAGTTTTTAGTATTGTACAATCAAATAGTTCTTTTTGGGGTCAACAAGGAGGAATAGCATTGTCCGGCGCATTTACAGCATTACAATCAGGATCAGCTAATTGGAATTCTACTTATAGCACAGTATATTCAAACTCAGCCAGTTGGAATTTGGGTGGTACAGCATCATTGGGGTCTTTAATAATAAATTCTATAGTAGCTACTAATTCAGCAAATTGGAATTCTTCTAGTACCACTGTTGCAAATAATTCAGCTAAATGGGTACCGCACGATGGGATAAAAAATGATACTTTCTTTTTACCCGGCACAGTAGGCACAACAAATGAATATTTGAAAATAGATATCAATGGTACAATTAGATATATCAGACTCTGGGACGCTATACCGTGATAAAAAACAATAGTATTGTATATTGAGTCATGCATAATGACATTGTACTGGATCATTCTACACATACATATACTAATATTCATAATGATGAAAAGTATATGTCTGTTACGACATTAATTGGAAAATATAAAAAACCATTTGATAAAGATTATTGGAGTAAAAAAATTGCAGACAGAGATGGCAAGGATCAAGATCAAGTTTTAAAAGAATGGGAGACCATTACAAAGACAGCACAAAATAGAGGTACTAATATTCACTCTATTATGGAAAATTATCTCAAGGAGCAGTTTATCCCTGAAGGATATGAAGAATTAATTAAAAGCTTTGACAAGAAATGTGTAGGTGTTATTAAATCAAATTCCAATATTTTATGTGAACATACAGTATATTCGCATGACTATAAATTAGCTGGAACAGCGGACGTTATTGTAGAAAATAGTGATCTATTTTATATTCTAGATTTCAAAACAAATAAGAAATTTAATTTCAATTCTAAGTATAATGATTATTTCTATGCTCCTTTGGATTACTTACAACAATGTGAATTTACCACATATACAATCCAGCTTTCTATCTATGCATATTTGCATGAACAATTGACAGGTAAAAAATGTGCTGGATTAAAGATTTTTTATCTCAGAGAATTTGACAATAAGACATTCTGGCAAGATATCGCCGCCTTATATATGAAAAGTACAGTACTTGATTTATTACAAGATAAGGTTAAAAAAGATTTATTATGAAACCCAATAAATTAGTAAAAAAATAAAACATGGCAGAGAATCCTAATAAAAAATATAGTAACGAAGAGCTCAATGAATTTTGGAATTTTGTTGAGACTATTCAATTCAACCAAAGTAAAGACGCTAAGACAATTAAGAAAGATTTGCTTAAACGTTTAGTACCGCATCAATCAGAATTATATAAAAATGTTTGTGATGATTACGCATACTTTTTGAATGCTAAATTAGCGGCTAAAAATACAAAGTATTTGTTTTATTGTTATGCTGCAATTGCTGCTGGTAGAGAATTTTATAATTTATGCTCCGAAAAAACAGAAACACTTGAATCATTGACGGATCAAGTAGATCTCATGAATCATTTGGGTAATTGTTTTCCAATTAGTGATGATTATTTCTTCCCTGATCAAGATTCATTCATTGTAGAAGAATCAAAGGACTTTGAATATGAGGAATTCGAAGAGTATGATGATAACCCATACGAAGATGATTAACTAATAATATGCAATTCATAAAGATTCGATGTGATAAAAAAGATAAAAAAACAATCGAAAATTGTAATATAAATCTTCAATACATCGAATCTTTATTGTCTTGTGTTTTGAATTCAATACGCCCAAAAAGAACTACAAACTATCATATTCTTCGTTTAAGAATCATAAAAGATGAATGTTCGCAATATACTTTTAACAATGCTATATGCATCAGAAAAGATATATTTGAAATGCCAGAGCATCAAGTAATGAAGGTTTTTATAGAAGATTTGTTGCATGAATTTTGTCATTATATACAATACGTAGTAGATGATGTACCATTTAAAGAATTTGCATCTGATATTAAAAATGTAACAAAAAAATATTATTGGAATAATAAGACTGAGGTTCAAGCAAGAAATTTCGAAAAAATGATGCCGGCTATTATAGGATTGTATAATGGCATGAGAAAAAACATGAGATATTACAAATCATTAAAAAATGAAACGAAAAAAGAAGGAAAAGCCACAAAGAGAAACAAAAGAAGAACGCATTCAAAAATTAAAAGACGAAATTAAAAAATTTAATTTTGGATATACGATTCAAGAATTTGATCTCGTAAAAAATAAACAAATTTGTGAAGAAGTGACTACGGGTGCTTGTTGGAGACCCGATATATTCTTAGATAACGATAATTCATGCAATTTATGTCCCATCAAAGAACATTGTGTATGTAAATTAAAGAATATCGTTACCAAAAAATCTAAGAAATGAATTTTAATAAATACGTAGAAATTACTAAATCATTAATGCCTTCTGTTATTGATCACAGAACTTTTCATACTACATTTATTGTGAGAAAGGGAAAGATTCAAAAAATAGGTATTAATGCCAATAAAACCCATCCTGCCAATCTTCGCTTTAATTATAAAGGCAGAGATGGGTTAGATATTAGAAAATTTGTTGGAACCCATTCAGAGTTATCTGCTATTTTAAAATATGGTAAGGATGATTGTTCTGATTGTACGTTTGTTAATGTACGAATTGACAAGAATGGCAAGGTAGCTATGGCAAAGCCATGCATAGGATGTCAGTCTATATTCAATCAAGTAGGATTTAAAAAAGTCCTATTCTCAAATGAAAAAGGACTTTTTGAAGAGTGGAAAGATTAGAATGTGAAGAACGGTGTATTTGGAACATAGCGCATAGCAACAAAGTCTAAATTCGCCGTTACAGCAGTAGCGGTAGCAGAATCTCTAATCAAACATATATTATGAAATAATCCTGCTGTAGGAATATTTGTAGTTACTGTACCTACTTGGGTACCGTTGTATTTTACAATAATAGAAGTACCCGCTGCATTAATTGAAAATTGGCATAGATGGAAGGGTCCTTGTGACAAAGTGCCTAGAGATAAAATCGTTTCTGCTCCTCCAACCTTAGATATGAATTCTAAATTACTACCATTTACTGCTCTAAAATAAATACCAGTACTATCAGTATTAAATGAAGTCATTAATCCAGCCCTAAAAGCACCAGTTAAAGAAGTATTATCAAACCATACACTGCTCGATTGATTAAATCTGATTGCATAATCTAATGAACCGTTACCTATCACATTAAATTGATTAAATCCTGATTGCAATCTAGCATTGCTGCCGGCAGCTCCCGTTCCAGTAGAAAGTTGAGCTTGTCCAAATACACCCGAAGTAGCTACTGCTAAAGAACCTCCGGTGGTTGTACCTAATAATAAATTGCCATCAAAATTGGTGTTATTTAAAAATTGTTCATTGAATGAATATTCTGTTCCAAATACTTTAGATGCTGCAGCGTTCCAACTAGCACTAGATGCGCTAACCGTTGAATAAGTACTATCCCA